TTATGCCGACTTCATCGCAACTCTTTCCGCTACACAGGCCGGATTTCCGACGCAGGTCGGCATAACCAGGACATCGGCGTAATGCTGTTGCCAGCCCGTGGCTTCCATGATCTGCGCGATGGTGGCGCCCTCGGGACGTTGCAGCAGACCAATCACCAGGGCTTGCTTGCTGTCGGCCCGCGTGCGAACCGGTTTGTGCTGAAGGGGCGTCTGCCAACTGGCCTCTGCCTTGGCGACATCGGCTTCCAGCTCCGGATCTTCCAGCGTGATGGTCGCTGGTAATGCGCTCGGCCGGGGAAGGCCCAGGGCATCGTAGCTTTCGGCAGCGACCACCCAGTCATCGCCGTCGGGCGTGATCAGGGCGCGTTTGAACAGGCCTTCGAGCACCTTGGCGCGGGCTCCGCCCTTGATGTGCTCGGGGAACCAGACGATCTTGCCGGCGCTGTCTTGCACGGCGCGTTCCAGGATGGCTTGCTGATTGGGGTTGAGTGTGGTGGCCATGGCTGCCTCACGATTGCAGGGCGGCGGCACTGCCGTTGGCGGAAATTGCTCTGTTGGACTTGCGGCTGCGATGCACTGGCTGCTTGGGAGCACCTCCTGCTGCCCGCAGGCCAGCGTCAAAGGCAGCTTGCAAGGCGCTCTTCACACCCCAGACGCTGACATCGTGGAAATCCAGGCTGTCGCGGTGGCGGGTTTGCAGGGTTTCGATGAACAGGTGGTCCAGGGCGATTGATTCGAACAACAGTTCGATCTCGTCGGGGGACAGTGCGGTGGGGGACATCTTCTTGGCCATTTGGGGCTCCTTGGTGGTGGGTTGCTTGTCAATCGACATCCGCATTCACGCGCTGTGCGCCACAGAAGCCAAGCTCTTTCTTATCCCGGGTGATTCACTCGCCTTTGCCTGACCAACCGCATCCAGGAGGCCACCCACTTGCACTGAGTAGATCTTCACCATGGGACTGTCCATTCGCGCCTACGCGCGCCACCGAGGCGTGTCGCACGTGGCCGTCAAGAAGGCCATCGACACGGGGCGCATCACGCCCTTGCCGGACGGCACGATCGATCCTGTGACGGCCGATGCCCAATGGGCGGCCAACACGACACCGACCCGTCGGTTGATGGCTGCAGAGCCCAGAGAAGCACCGCAGGCGCCCGCAGCAGCCCGCGATATTCCGCAGGCGTCCGCAAAAGTGGTGCGTGAAGCAGCCGAGCCTCCGACACCTGCCTTGTCTAGCGGCGGCACTTCGTTGCTGCAGGCACGCACCGTCAATGAAGTCGTCAAGGCGCAGACCAACAAGGTGCGCCTGGCCCGCCTCAAGGGCGAACTGGTTGATCGCTCGCAGGCCGTGGCGCATGTGTTCAAGCTGGCCCGGGCTGAGCGCGATGCCTGGCTCAACTGGCCGGCGCGGATCTCTGCGCAGATGGCCGCCGGCCTAGGAGTAGATCCCCATGTCCTGCACGTCGCGCTGGACGCCGCCGTGCGCCAACAGTTGCAAGACCTGGGCGATTTGCAGCCGAAAGTCGATTGACCATGGATGAGTCGTTTTACGAAGGCTGGGATGCGATCGAGCGCGCCTGGCGCGAAGGCCTCACGCCCGATCCGCTGCTCACCGTGTCCGAATGGGCCGACAAACACCGGGTACTCTCCAGCAAGGCGGCCTCCGAGCCGGGGCGCTGGCGCACCAGTCGCACGCCCTACCTGCGCGAGATCATGGATTGCTTGTCCCCCATGTCACCGATCGAGCGGGTGGTGTTCATGAAGGGGGCGCAGGTCGGCGGCACAGAACTGGGCCTGAACTGGATGGGCTATGTGATCCACCACGCTCCAGGGCCGATGATGGCCGTCTGGCCGACGGTCGAGATGGCCAAGCGGGCATCCAAACAACGCATCGACGCGCTGATAGAAGAAAGCCCGGCTATCCAGGAGCGCATTGCCCCGGTGCGCAGCCGGGACTCGGGCAACACCATCCTGGCCAAGGAATTCCACGGCGGGGTGCTGGTGATGACCGGCGCCAACAGCGCGGTGGGCCTGCGCTCCATGCCGGTGCGTTACCTGTTCCTGGATGAGGTGGATGGTTACCCGCTGGATGTCGAGGGTGAAGGCGATGCGATCTCTCTGGCTGAAGCACGCACCCGAACCTTTGCCCGACGCAAAATCCTGATCGTCTCAACGCCAACGATTGCCGGCGCGAGTGCCGTGGATCGGGAATTCGAGGCGTCGGACCAGCGCCGCTACTTTCTGCCGTGCCCGCACTGCGCACACCGCCAGTGGCTGCGCTTTGAACAGTTGAGATGGGAGCGCGGGCAGCCGGAAACGGCGACCTACATCTGTGAAGGCTGTGGTGAACCCATCGCCGAGCACCACAAGACCTGGATGCTGGAAAACGGCCAGTGGCAGGCCTGTGCCCCAGAGAACGCGGGACGCACTGCTGGGTTTCATCTGTCGAGTCTGTACAGCCCGGTGGGCTGGCGCAGCTGGATCGAGATCGCCCGGGCCTGGGAATCGGCGGCGATGTCCGACACGCGTTCGGCCTCGGCCATCAAGACCTTCAAAAACACCGAACTAGGCGAGACCTGGGTCGAGGAAGGCGAAGCGCCGGATTGGCAACGCCTGCTGGAGCGGCGTGAGGATTACCGCATCGGCACTGTGCCTGCGGGCGGCTTGCTGCTGACTGCTGGCGCCGACGTTCAGAAGGATCGGATCGAAGTCTCGGTCTGGGCCTTCGGGCGAGGCAAGGCATCTTGGCTGGTCGAGCACCGGGTTCTGATGGGAGACACGGCACGCACCGAGGTTTGGTCAGCTCTGGCCAAACTGATGGGCGAAACCTGGACCCACAGCAGCGGCTGTCAGCTGAGCCTGGCGCGGATTGCTCTAGATACCGGCTACGCCACGCAGGAGGCCTATGCCTTTGTGCGCAGCGTGCGCGATACCCGGCTGATGCCCATCAAGGGCATTGCTGGCGGCGCGGCGCTGATCGGTACGCCGACGGCAGTGGATGCGACGGCCAGTGGCAAGAAGCTGCGCCGGGGCATCAAAGTGTTCCCGGTGGCGGGGGGCATTGCCAAGCTGGAGTTCTACAACAACCTGCGCAAAAGCGCTGAGGTGGCTGACGACGGCATCACGCCGATCTACCCGGCTGGCTTTGTGCACCTGCCCAAGGTCGATGCCGAATACCTGCAACAGCTCTGTGCCGAGCAGCTGATCACCCGGCGAGACCGCAACGGCTTTGCCCACCGCGAGTGGCAAAAGATGCGTGAGCGCAACGAGGCGCTGGACTGCTACGTGTATGCGCGTGCGGCCGCCGCAGCGGCTGGTCTGGACCGGTTCGAGGACCGCCACTGGCTCGAATTGGAAAAACAACTCGGCGAGAAATCGGCAGGAATTGATCTTCCAGCCGGCGCCATCACTACTGACACCCCCGAGGCCACCCGAGAACAGAAATTTGACGGTGGCCTCAGTACTTCTGGCAATACATCAGCGCCCGCGCGGCGTGTGGTGCGCAGCCGATGGATGACCTGACATGACCTACACCCCCGAACATCTGCAGGCCTTGCGTGAAGCCTTGGCCAGCGGCGAGCACCGCGTGACCTACGAGGGCAAGAGCATCGAATACCGCAGCGTGGCTGATCTCAAGGCCGCGATCGCCGAGGTCGAGGCCACGATGGCCCGAGAGTCCGGCGCACCAAAGTCACGTCAGATCCGCGTGACCACCGGCAAGGCGCTCTGATGGCATGGCTCAAAAACCTTCGTCGCCGCATGTTCGGCGGCACGCCGGTCTATGACGGCACCGGCGGTGGTCGCCGTGCCCTGGCCTGGATGCCCAGCAACCCGGGTGCAGTCGCGGCGCTCTCGCTGGCCCAAGACGAACTGCGTGCCAAGAGCCGGGATCTGGTGCGTCGCAATGCCTGGGCTGCGGCTGGCATCGAAGCCTTCGTGGCGAATGCCATCGGCACCGGCATCAAGCCGCAGAGCATGGTGCAGGACCAGACTACCCGCGAGGCGATTCACAGCCTGTGGTGGGACTGGTGCGAACAGGCGGATGCCGCAGGGCTGACCGACTTCTACGGCCTGCAAGCACTCGCGACTCGCGCGATGCTCGAAGGCGGTGAAGCCCTGGTGCGACTGCGCTATCGCCGCACGGAAGATGGCCTGCCGGTGGCGTTGCAGATTCAGGTGCTGGAAGCCGAGCACCTGCCAACCACCATGAATCGGGATTTGCCTGGCGGCAATGTGATTCGCGCCGGCATCGAGTTCGACAAACTGGGACGCCGCGTCGCCTACCACCTGTACCGCTCGCATCCCAATGATGGGCTTTTGGCCCCGATGTCCAGCCAGGGTGGGATGGACACCGTGCGGGTGGATGCCAGTGAGGTGATCCATCTGTTCCGCCCCTTGCGCCCCGGTCAGATACGGGGCGAACCGTGGCTCACCCGAGCGCTCGTGAAACTCAACGAGCTGGACCAGTACGACGACGCTGAACTGGTGCGCAAGAAAACCGCCGCCATGTTCGCCGGTTTCATCACCCGCATGGCCCCCGAAGACAACCTGATGGGCGAGTCGGCGGCCGATGGCAACGGCGTGGCACTGGCTGGCATGGAGCCCGGCACGCTGCAGATCCTGGAACCGGGTGAAGACATCAAGTTCTCGGCACCGGCGGACGTTGGCAGTTCTTATGCCGAATTCATGCGTCAGCAGTTCAGAGCGGTGGCCGCTGCCATGGGCATCACCTACGAGATGCTCACCGGCGACCTGACGCAGGTGAACTACTCGTCGATACGTGCTGGGTTACTTGAATTCCGCCGCCGCTGCGAAGCCTTGCAGCACGGGGTGATCGTGCATCAGTTGTGCCGGCCGATCTGGCGCGCCTGGATGGATCAGGCGCTGCTCGAAGGGGCGATCGATCTACCCGGTTACCGGAGGAACCGCCGCACCTACCAGGCGGCCAAGTGGATCCCGCAGGGCTGGAGCTGGGTTGACCCGCAAAAGGAATTCAACGCCATGAAGCTCGCCATTCGGGCAGGTCTCATTAGCCGCTCAGAAGCGATTTCCGGCAACGGCTACGACGCTGAGGACGTTGACCGCGAGATTGCAGCGGACAACGCCCGGGCCGATGCACTGGGCTTGGTCTTTGACTCCGATGCCCGACATGACCAGGCGCCCGTACCGGCACCCAGTGACACCCAAAACCTGCAACCCGCAAACGAGCAGTCTGCCGATCAGGCCAATCCAGACGATACGGCCACCGACAACCAGGACCCTCAACCATGACTTACATTGCCTCCCGCCTGTTCGGGACGCCACTTCTTGTCCATCGCCCAAAGTTGGATGTGATCCTGTCCGCGGTCGGCCAGCGAATCGGCATGGCCGATGTACCTGCGATGCCCATGATGGACTTGGCCGCTTTCCAAAGGCCACCTTTGGCGGCATCGCCCGAGGGCATTGCAGTGATCCCCATTCACGGATCACTGGTGAAACGCTCACTCGGCATGGAGGCGGCCTCGGGCCTGACCTCCTACGGCGAGATCGCCGCCATGCTCGATGCGGCCCTGGCCGATCCCCTGGTCAGTGGCATCCTGCTCGACATCGATTCCCCCGGTGGCGAAGCCTCGGGCAGTTTCGAACTGGCCCGCCGTGTGAGCGAAGTGGCTGCCCAGAAACCCGTCTGGGCGGTGGCCAATGACGCGGCGTACTCGGCCGCCTATGCCATTGCCGCCAGTGCCCAGCGCCTGTTCGTGACCGAGACGGGCGGTGTCGGCTCCATCGGTGTGATCGCGCTGCATGTCGACCAGTCGGTCAAGGATGCCAAGGAGGGCTACCACTACACGGCCATCACGGCAGGCGCCCACAAGAACGACTACTCGCCGCACGAGCCGCTGTCGGATGCGGCCAAGACCGAACTGCAAGGCGAAGTTGATCGGCTCTACGCCATCTTCACCGAGCACGTGGCTGCCGTGCGTGGCCTGGATCTTGATGTCGTGCGTGCCACCGAGGCTGGGCTGTACTTCGGCACGAATGCCGTGACACAGGGGCTTGCCGACGGTGTCCAGACGCTGGACGCCACCCTCAGCCAATTCCACTTGTTTCTCAACGCCCGTAACCAATCGCCGTCTCAGGTACGGGGCGTCATCCGTGCTGAGGCGGCACTTCCTCATAAGGAGCTATCCATGCCTGACACCCAGGACATCCCACAGAACCCCGTGGCAGACACCATCGATCTGGCCGAAGCAAAAAAACTGGTCGCAGACGCCAAGCGCGAAGTGACCCAAACCGCCCAGGCGATTGCCGAACTGTGCCTGCTGGCGGGCTGCCCCGACCGGGCGGCAGAGTTCATCGCTGCCGGCAAATCCCAAGCCGATGTGCGCCGCGTGCTGATCGATGCTCGTGCCGCGCAGTCCGATGCCGCCGACATCCGATCCACGATCACCGTGGATGCAGGCACGCAGTCGCTCGATCGCCCTGATATCTCGCCCATCGTGGCGGCCGTCAAGAAACTCACCGCCCAAGCCTGAGAAAGGAATTCGCCATGTCCTCCATCACCGAACCAAACAACCTCGGCGACCTCTTGAAGTACGAAGCCCCCAACCGCTACTCGCGTGATATTGCCACCATCGCCGCTGGCCAGCACCTGCCCCTGGGCACGGTGCTCGGTCGCAATGCCAGCGATGGCAAACACTACGCCATCGACCCCACTGCCACCGACGGCACCGAGTCCGCCATTGGTGTGCTCGCCAACGACATCGATGCCACCAATGCCGACAGGTCGGACGCCATCCTGATAGCCCGACACGCCATCGTTGCCAAGACCGCGCTGGTCTGGCCGATTGCCCTCACTGGTGCACAGCGCACTGCTTACGAGCAGCAACTGGCCGAGCGTGGCGTGCTGGTGCGTGAGAGTGCCTGAGTCCAGACCCTGATCCGCAACCTTCTTCCCTTTCACGAACCCGCCTGGCCGCTTGGCTTGCGCGGGTTTCGTCATTTTTGGAGCCCCACATGCAGAACCTCTTTGCCAACCCGGCCTTCAGCATGGCCAACCTCACGGCCGCCATCAACCTGGTGCCCAACCGCTACGGTCGGCTGGAAGACCTGAACTTGTTTCCGGCTAAGCCCACGCGCTTTCGGCAAATCATCATCGAAGAGCGCAACGGCGTGCTCAACCTCCTGCCCACGATGCCTCCGAGCTCGCCTGGTACCGTGGGTACCCGTGGCAAGCGCAAGGTCCGCTCCTTCGTCATTCCCCATATCCCGCACGACGACGTGGTCCTGCCCGAAGAGGTCCAGGGCATCCGTGCCTTTGGCTCGGAGACCGAGCTCGAAACCTTGGCTGGCGTGCTGGCCCGGCACCTGGAGACCATGCGCAACAAGCACGCCATCACGCTGGAGCACCTGCGCATGGGCGCCTTGAAGGGCGAGATCCTCGACGCTGACGGCTCGACCATCTACAACCTCTACGACGAATTCGGCATTGACGCGACCACCATGTCGTTGGGTCTGGCCGATGCCAAGACCAATGTGCGCAACAAGTGCGTCAAGGTCCTCGGCGAAATGGAAAAAGCCCTGCAGGGTGAATTCATGACCGGCGTGCGTTGCCTGTGCTCGCCGTCCTTCTTCGAAGCGCTGACCAGCCACGCCAACGTCGTGGAGTCCTACTCCCGGTTCCAGGAAGGCGCCTGGCTGCGTGAAGACGTGCGTACCGGCTTCACCTATGGCGGCATCACGTTTGAGGAATACCGGGGCCAGGCCAGCTCGGCCGACGGCACGGTGCGCAAGTTCATCGCGGACGGCGAAGCGCATTGCTTCCCGGTAGGTACGGTGGATACCTTCGGTACCTACTTCGCACCGGCCGACTTCAATGAGACGGTCAATACTCTCGGCCAGCCGGTCTATGCCAAGCAGGCGCCCCGACAGTTTGACCGTGGCACCGACCTGCACACGCAGAGCAACCCGCTGCCCATGTGCCACCGCCCGGGTGTGCTGATCAAGCTGACGGCTTGATGTATGCAAGCCACTTTTGAGCGAGCGGTTGCCCGGCTGTTCGCCCGGTTGGGGTCGCCTGGCATCTACCGACAGGCCGATGGCCGTGAAATCGCCACCCGGTTCATCGCCAAGCAGGCCGACGTTGTCGAATCTTTTGGCGACACCCGGCTGGCGCTGGCGACCCACCGCTTTGATGTGATGGCCCGCGATGTGGCGTCACCCCGCGAGGGGGATCGTTTCACGCTCGATGGCCAGACCTACCAGGTGGTGGGTGAACCGCTGGCCGATCGCGATCGGCTGATCTGGACCCTGACCGGAGCGCCAGTATGAGACTGATGGCTGCGCTTTCCGGAGAACTCAACCAGATGCTGGCCGATGAGGTGCGCATTGCTGAGCAGGCGGTGACGCAATCGATCCGCGATGCCACCGATGGCCTCAAGACCGAGTTGCGCAACCAGATCACCGGGGCCGGCCTCGGTCAGCGCCTGGCCAACACCTGGCGCGGCGAGGTCTACCCGAAGGGAAAACTGAGCATCAAGGCAGCGGGCCTGGTCTACAGCCGTGCCCCTGAAGTGGCCGGCGCCCATGACCGGGGCGCGACCATCCGATCCAAAGACGGCTTCTGGCTGGCGATTCCCTTGCCAGCGGCTGGCAAAGGCCCCCGTGGCAAACGCATGACACCCGGTCTTTGGGAAAAACTCCGCGGCCAGCGCCTGCGCTTCGTCTACCGCCGGGGCAAGCCCTCGCTGCTGGTCGCCGAAAACCAGCGTGCCCGCCAAGGCCAACGTGGCGGTTTCTCGGCTGCTTCGCAGAAGGCCCAAGCCTCCGGCCGAGGCCTGGTGACGGTGCCAATGTTCCTGCTGATGCCCCAAGTCACTTTGAAGAAGAAATTCGACATCGACAGCGCTTCGCGCCGTTGGGTCAGCACACTGGCCAATCGGATCGCCAACCGCTTCGATGACGCGGAACGCAAAGGTGGAACCCGATGAGTCAACGACCCAGTCAACGTGAGAGCGCCATCGGCGCATTGTTCGCCGTGCTCGGACAGTTGTCGTTGGGCACATCTGGAACCACGGTCAAACGCAACGCCGCCTTGCCCGAGCGGGTGTCCGACCACGCCATGGCGATCCTGCGCGATGGCGAAATGGGCGAGCCCGAGGTGTCGCTCTCACCGCTGACCTACCACTGGCAGCACCAGGTGGCCATCGAACTGTTCGTGGCCGACCCGGATGCCGCTGCGCGTGATTCACGCATGGATGGCCTGCTTACCGAGCTCGCTACCCTGATCGAAGCCGACCGGACGCTCGCCGGTGTCGTCGAGTACGCCGAAATCGGTCAACCGAAGTTCGATGAACTGGCCCCCGAGGGCACGAGCGGCATCAAGGCCTGTCTGCTGCCCGTGGTGCTGCACTACGGCAGCTCCGGTCCCCTGAACTGAAATCTATTCCACAAGGAGAATCCTATGGCCCGTGCCTATGGCGCGAACGCCAGCCTCTTGGCCGCGTTCGAATCCACCTATGGCAGCACCCCGGTAGGCGACTACTGGCAGATGCCCTTTGTCTCCACCTCACTCGGCTCCGAACAGGGGCTGATTGCCAATGATCTGATTGGCCTCGGGCGCGACCCGAGCGCGCCGATCCGCGACGTGATCAAGGTCGAGGGCGATATGGTCGTGCCGCTGGACGTGCGCCACATCGGCCTGTGGCTCAAGGCCTTGTTGGGCGAGCCCACCTCGGTGGGCGCGGGCGTGGTGACCCACACCTTTGCTTCCGGCAAACCAAGCCTGCCCAGCCTGACGCTGGAAACCGGTCTTCCCGACATCCCCGCCTGGTTCGTCGCCTCGGGTGTCATGGTCAACAGCCTGCAGGTGGGCTTTGCACGTTCCGGCGCAGCGAATGCCACGGTCGGGCTCATCGCGCAGGGCGAGGTGCGCCGCGCCGCTACGCTGGATGACACCCCGAGCACTCGGGAGCTGCAGCGCTTCAACCAGTTCCAGGGGCAAATCCTGCGCGATGGCCAATCCTTGGGCAACGTGGTCTCGGCGCAGCTCACGTACTCCAACAACCTCGAGCGTATTGAGACCATCCGTTCGGACGGCAAGATCGACGGCGCCGATCCCACGGTGGCCAGTCTCACCGGCAACCTCGAGGTGCGCTTTGCCGACACCACGCTCATCGATGCGGCCACCAACAACACGCCGCTAGAGCTGACCTTCGGCTACGCCATCGATGCCGACCGGCGCCTGACCTTCATCGCCCACGAGGTCTATTTACCGAAGCCCAAGCTCTCCATATCCGGCCCTGGTGGCATCCAGGCCACTCTCGAATGGCAAGCCGCCAAGGCCACCAGCTTGGCGCGCATGTTCACCGTCGAATTGGTGAACGACGTCTCTTCCTACTGATCACCTGACCGAGGTTTCTCATGATCAAACTCAATCTCCCGCGTGAGCCGCATTGGATCACGCTGGCCGCCGGCGTGCGCCTGCAGGTCCGTCCTGCCACCACTGCCTTGGTGATGGCCGCGCGCCATGCCGCCTCCAAAGTCGCCGGCACCGATACCGCTGCCTCTGGGGAGCGCACCGCCACGCTGATTACCGAACTGGCCAAGCTGGCAGTCCTTTCCTGGGAAGGCGTGGCCGACGACAAAGGCAAACCGGCGGCCGTCACCCACGAGGGTGTGTCTGCCCTGATGGAGCACTGGCTGCTGGCCGATGCCTTCGAGCGTGAATATCTCGCCGGACTCTACGCCCTGGATGCAGAAAAAAACGCCTGAAGGCTCGCACCGCGTGGCACTTCGGTGGCGGGCCGAGTTACTGCAGTGCATGTCTTCAAAGCTGCCCTGAACCGTGCCCCGAGTGCCCCTACACCATGAACGCACCCGAGAGCCTGGAAGGCTGGCAAGCCGCCAGCGCGATTGACATCTGTGCCAGCCAGTTGCGTATGGCACAGGGTCGGGTGGTCGGGCTGGATCTGAGCGCCTGGATGCTGGCCTGTGAGAGCACCGGGCTGGACAAAGCCACCGCGATCGATCTGTTTCCAGCGGTCGAGGCGGGCCTGATGAGCACCTTTGAGCAAAACGAATAACCCTGGCGATTGATTTCTTTCCATGGCCGAACGCAACCTCTCCATCCGCCTGTCCGTGGTCGACGGCGGCAAGGTCAAAGCCGAGCTGTCCGAGATCGGTGAAAAGGGGGAGCGCTCGCTCAAAAAAATCGAGTCGGCGGCCACCCCGGCCTCCAGTGGCCTGAAGCTGCTGTCCAGTGCGGCCAACGACGCCAAGTTCCAGTTGCAGGCCGCCACCGACCGGCTTGGCATGCTGGGCTCGGTCCTAGGTAAGTTGGGCCCTGCCGGTCTGATCGCAGGGGCGAGCATTGCTGCCTTGGGTGTGGGCATCACGGCACTGGTCATGCCCGTGGCCCGTGTCGGCGATGAATTCTTCAAGCTTTCGCAAAAGACCGGCGTCTCGGTTGAAGCCCTGACCGCGCTTGACTACGCCGCCAAGCTCTCGGACGTGACCACCGAAGGCCTGACCAAGGCCCTGCAAAAGCTGTCGGTGGCGATGTTCGACACCCAGGTCAATGGTGAAGAGGGCAGTGCTGCCCTGAGGGCACTGGGGGTATCGGCTACTGACGCCGATGGTCAGATTCGCCCGACCGAAGCCGTGCTGCTCGACCTGGCCGAGAAATTTGCCCGGATGCCCGATGCTGCGGACAAGGCAGCGCTGGCCGTAAAACTCTTCGGCAAAGAGGGCTTGGCCATCATTCCGTTCCTGAACCAGGGACGCGAAGGTATTTCCGCGCTGATGGAAGAAGCGCAGCGCCTAGGCTTGGTGATGTCCGAAGACGTGGCAAGTGCCTCAGAGGTCTTCAACGACAACCTCACGCGCTTGTCCGCCCTCTTCGAAGGCGTGCAGCGCCAGATTGGAGCCGCCGTCATCCCGGTGCTGGCCGACTTCACCGAGCAGGTGATCCTGGCGCAGACCGAGACCGGCAGCTTCAGCAACGAGTTGCAGCGCATCACGGCCAACCGGGAGGCCACGCTCGCGTTCCTGGAGTCCATCGCCTCAGGGCTCGCCTTTATCGCCGAGTCGGCGGTGCTCTTGAAGCGCGTCATCGCTCAGCCCTTCGACAGCCTGTCGGTGGTGGGCAAGGACATCGAGACTTGGTTCAAGACCGAGCTGCTGACCTTCTACAAGAACTACGGGTTCGATGCCCAGGCGATCGATGCGGAAATCGCCAAGCTGCAGGGCGCACGCGACGAGTATGTGCGCGCGGCCAACGACCGGCTCTTCAATATCAACCAGAACCCGGGCTATGCCGATCGCGTGGCCCGGTTCTTCGATGAGCAGCGCCGCACCGTGCGCGTCATAGGTCAGAAGTTCGTGCTGGACACCGAGGTCCAGGCCAAGGTAGTCCAGGCGATCTACGACAAGTTTCTGCCAACGCTGCCGCGCAAGCCACGTCCCAGCCTCGATCTGTCCGGATTCGAGAAACCCAAGCCCGCCGAACAAATTAACGAGGGCGAGGTCTTTCTAAACCAACTGCGCTCGCGCCTGACGCGGGCTCAGGAGGGAGAATCCGCCGAACTTCGCGCCCGCGCGCTGCAGATCGAAGCCAAGGGCTACAAGGGCGTGTCCGTCGAAGCGGAGAAATACATCCAGGTGCTCGAAGCCATCGAACGCCAGAAAGAAAAAGACAAAGCCTTCGAGGCTTACGAAAAAGAAGAAGCCAACGCCCGCAAGATCGTCGAGACCCTGATCGGTGGCAACCGCCAGCGCATCGATGGGGTGCAGCTGCAGCGCGAGATGCTGGATCTATCCAACACCGAACGCACGGTTCTGCAAGCCCGCGCCGAGCTGGAGAAGTCTGCTGCAGCCGCCCGCAAAGAAGCCAGCCAGATTCAGGATGGCGATCTGCGTGCACAGACGATCGAAGCCATTAACGATGCGCTGGTAAGGCAGTTGCCGATCATCGAGAGTCTGGTGCGCGCCAATGCCGACTACCAGCGTTCTGCCGAATTTGGGGCCAAGTCCGCGCTGCGCACCTACATCGAAGACGCCACCAACGCCGCCAAGCAGGCCGAACGGGCCGTGACGGGTGTCTTCAAATCCATGGAGGATGCCCTCACGCAGTTCGTGATGACCGGCAAGCTGGACTTCAACAGCCTGGCCAATTCCATCATCAGCGACCTGATCCGCATCCAGATCCAGCGCGCGATCACCTTGCCGTTGGCGAACTTTGCGATGAGCCTGTTCGCGCCTGCGGCCAGCACTGCGCTGCCACTGGGATCCGGTGATCTGATGGGCGTAAATGCCAACATCGCGCACAGCGGTGGTCTGCTCGGGTCTGATGGCCTGCCTTCTCGCCAAGTGGATCCCGGTCTCTTTGCCGGTGCTCGGCGCTTCCACACCGGTGGTCTGGTCTCGGGCGAAGTGCCCATCATCGCCCGCCAGGGCGAGGCGGTGTTCACGCCCGGCCAGTTGCGCGCCCTGGGCGGCGCCGTGGCAGGCAGACCGCAGGTCAACGTCGAAGTGAACGTGATCAACCGTGCCAGTGGCGTCGAGACCCGCGTCGAGCAGCAACAGCAGCCCGATGGCAGCACCCGGCTAGATGTGATCGTTGAGCAGATGGAAGCACGCATGGCCCGCTCCATCTCCCAAGGCTCCGGTTTGGCGCCGACCCTGGAGCGCCGCTACGGGCTGAACCCGGCGGCCGGAGCGATGCGATGAACATCACCTGGCCCACCACGCTGCCACTGCCCTCGGTCGAGGGCTATGGCCTCACACCCCAGGAAGCCGTGCTGCGCACCGACATGGAGTCGGGTCCGGCGCGCCAACGGCGTCGATTTCGGCAAACGCCCACGCGCATCACCGTGCGCTGGCTGTTCTCCGAATTCGAATTCGCCATTTTTGAGGCTTGGTACAAGTTTCAGGCGGATGAGGGCGGGCAATGGTTTGAGATCACGCTCACTGGTGGCCTTGGTCTTCTGGCGCATGAAGCGAGATTCACGCGCCAGTTCGAAGCACAGCTCCTGTCGGCCCAACGTTGGCAGGTCAAAAGCGAGTTGGAAATCCGAGAGAGGCCCACGCTGACTGAAAGCGCGCTCAACATCTTGCTGGACTCGGATTACGAGCAGTTGCTCCTGTCGGTCGAGCGCCTGCATCGGCTGGTACATCACACCGCACCTGAGCGTTTCAATGAAGGATCGGCATGACGATACAAACCCAACTGGAGGCGGCCGTTGCGCAGGCCTCCGTGGACAGCGATCTTCTTCACCAGATCGTCCATGGCGGCAGCACCAGCACCGTCACCACCGAAGGTGGGCAGGTGCGTACGCTTGCCAAGCTCATCGCAGACAAAGATGCCGAGATCAACCAGGCTGCAGATGGTCTGCTTGAGCAATCCACGGCATTGGCCGCTTCTGCTGCATCGAATCAGGCCGCCGCTGCTTCCAGCGAAGCCGCTGCCCAGAGCAGTGCACAACAGGCGCTGGCCAGTGAGACAGCGGCCCACGCCAGCATGGAAGCCGCCGCCCTCAGTGAGCTGGCTGCAGCCGACAGTGCGTCCAATGCCGCCTCCAGCGAAGCACTTGCCCTGGCTCATAAAAATGCAGCAGCGGCCAGCCAGAGCGCGGCGGCGGGCAGTGAGGCCAACGCACTGTCATACATGACGGCCGCGCAAGTCAGTCAGGCAGCGGCGGCCAGCAGTGAAAGCCATGCTGCAGCCAGCGCCGTCAGTGCGGCGAGTTCGGCAGCCTCAGCGGCGGCGGCATTGGACAACTTCGATGACCGCTACCTCGGCCCCAAGCCAGAGGATCCTTACCTCGACAACGATGGCAATGCGCTGCTCAGCGGTGCGCTGTACTTCAACACCACCGACGGTGTCATGAAAATCTACACCGCCTCGGGCTGGATTGCTGCGTCCTCGGCCACGGTGGCCACCTTGCAGACCTTCGAGTTTGTGGCAACGGCTGGGCAGACAGACTTCTCAGGATTGGATGCCAATGAGGTGCTCTTGAGCTATCTGGTCGGAGCGGTGTTGGTCACGCTCAACGGGGTGCGGTTGCGCCCGGGTGAGGACTACACAGCGGTGACTGGTAACAGCATTGCGCTGTTGGCTCCGACCTCGGTCGGTGATGAGTTGGTCGTGGATGCGTTTGGCAACTTTCTCGTGGCCGATACGTACTCTCGCGTCGAGTCAGACGCCAGGTTTGTGAACGTGAGTGGCGACTCGATGGCCGGCGCGCTGGGTTTGTTTGGCAGCTCAACCGGTCGATTCGGTGCAGGCCTGTCCATCAAGGGGAGCATTCCGGAGTTGCACTTCGGTCGGGATGACGGCAACGGCGAGGGCGGTGTTCTGTTCGATCACGCGGAGTCCCAGAAACGGATGTACGTGGGCACCTACAACGCCGATGGTCCCTTGCATCTTGGCACCAATGGCATGGACCGGTTGCGAATCGATACCGCCGGTCGCATCACGACCCCGTATCAGCCGGTGTATCGAGGGGTGTTCGCGGAGTATTTCAATTCCTCGAATTTCAGCCCCTACCTCTACACGAGCTTCATTCAAGGCGGGCTGGTGGTCAATGAGGCGGCTTCGTCGATCACGGTCCCTATTGCCGGCAAATACCTGGTCACAGCCCAGCAGCTGCTGTCGACAACCTCATCCGTGTATCTGTACTTGCGGGTCAACGGGGTCAGCTACTGCCACGGCTACGTCACCAATTCTATGCAGGACATCTGCGTGTCATCGATCCTGAGCTTGCAAGCCAATGACTCGGTCAGCTTCTTTTATGGCGGGACCATCACGAGCCAGTGCTGGACCTCTGGACATTCCAGCGTTCACATGCACCTGATCGGATAAGAGGAGCAGAAAAATGATTCAGTACACCGTCACGCTCAGCGAGGCTGAGGACAAAGCATTGGGGGTCGTGGCGATCTCCCAGCAGGCCTGGATTGACAACGCGGTTCACGAACGCTGTCGCATGGCCATGGAGGAGATTGTTGCGGCCGAAGTCCAGCGCAAGCTGGCTGCAGGCGAGCCAATTTTGGGTAGCAAGGACGACATCGTGATGGCCGCGCCGGTTCAGGCTGCCGCAGAACGCCAAGCGGCACTTGATGCACAAATTGCCCAAATCGCAGCAGCTCTGAAGGACTGATATGGGCAACGCACGAAATCTGGCGCGCATTCTCGCGGATGCTGAAGGTGCAATTTCCCCAGACAACCTCGGCAATGCGCCCAACCCAATTGTGCCAGGCACGATTGCTTACATTGGCATGATCAGCGCCCCGACTGGATGGCTCAAGGCCAACGGTGCAGCGATTTCTCGATCAGCCTATAGCGATCTCTTCGCCGCAATTGGCACGACGTTTGGTGCCGGGGATGGCACCTCCACATTCAATTTACCGGATCTGCGCGGGGAATTTGTGCGAGGCCACGATGATGGACGGGGTGTGGATGCGGGGCGGTTGTTCGGATCGTGGCAGAACTCCGACAACAAGAGCCATAACCACACGGGTTCAACCACATCGGACGGCTGGCATGACCACAGTGTGCCAGGGTATTTCGTTACACCGTGGACCATGTACGACGGTGACGTGGATGGTTCAGTTCATGCGACAGGCTATGACAAGGCGACCATGGGTGGCGGAACCTACGGCAACGGCACCCATGCGCACTCGTTCACCACCACAACATCGGGAACCGATGCCAAACCCCGCAACGTGGCCATGCTGGCTTGCATCAAGTTCTGACAGGAGACCCTCATGAAACAGGTGATTCAATTGGATGCGGACGGTTACTTTGTGGGGACAACTATGGCGGATGAGTCTCCACTGGAGCCGGGACTGCTGCTGATGCCAGCTCATACCATCGACATCCCGCTGAGCGAGCTTCCCGCGTGGGGTAGTCACCAGCGACTGCGTTGGAGCGGAGGGTGGGTCGTCGAGGATGTTCCGGTTGAATCTGTAGTCGAACCGCCGATCGTAGTGGACATTGCGCAACAGCCTGTTTTGGATGTGCCCGTTAATGACACGCCGCAGTGGTACATCGACCGCGTCAAAAACTATCCCGACGTCGCCATCTACGTTGATGGGGTAGTCAAAGGCGATCAATCGCAGATCGATGCCTACATTGCCGCCTGCCTGGCCGTCAAAGCCAAATATCCCAAGCCAGCTGATGACACGGTGTCTGTTGACGGCGACGCATAAGCACTCAAAGGTCCCGCATGCCCAACGCTGCTTTGTCTGAAGCGATCAAGGAGGCCTACGCCAGCGCCCCGTCCGAGCAGATCATCCTGCATACGTTGGAATTGCGCCATCCGGCCTTCGTCGATGACGTGGGTGAGTCGGTCGCCATTCGTGTCGTGCGCGATACCGGTGACCTGTGGGCGCGGCTGGAATCGCAAGCACCGCTGCAAGCCGGCGAGCGCGTGCAGTTCGTGGCCATGGGCTTTGAGCTGGACCTGCCGTCGGTCGACACCATGCCCGTGCCGGAGATCACCGTCACCCTGGACAACGTCTCACGTGAAATTGTGCGGCATCTGGATGCGGCGGCCGAATCGCAGTCGGTGATTGAGGTGACCTATCGGCCGTATCTCTCGACCGATCTGGAAGGCCCGCAGATGGATCCACCCATCCACCTGGTGCTGACCGAGGTCGAAGCTGATATCTTTCGGGTGACCGGGCGGGCCCGCATGCTGGACGTCGGCAACAAGGCGTTCCCCGGCATCAGCTACACCGCCAAGACGTTCCCGGGGCTGACCCGATAACGGGCGCAGAACGACGTGCTGATCGTGTTTAACCGCGCGTGCCCCGACTGCGCTTGAACGCACGCAGGGTTTGCGCAGAAAACATCTGGTTGCGGCCCACGATGTGGCTGGGCACAAGTTTGCCCGATTGCACATAGCGGCGCAGCGTCGGCACTGAAATCTCCAGGTACTCGGCGGCTTCCCATGCAGAAAACGGCTCCTGATGCGTTTCGCCAAATACCTGGTCATGGGTGAAGTCATCTTCCCTAAACGCGTTGGTGGCCAACAGAGAAAAAAACCGAACCCGCTCGGTGGTCGGCATCCGCTTCATCTCGGTGTAGAGGTCCTCGGCAGTGAGCGCGTGGTTCATGGTGTTTCTCCCGTTGGCTTCTCGTGTCGCAAATACTGTTTCAGTTCGTCGTAGAAGTTCTCGTGAACGCCGACTTGGTAGAAGTCGATGATCAAAAACTCCACGGGCGCGTTCTTGGCCGGCGGTCGGTAGGCCATCAGGTACTCCTGTCGGCAGAACCGGAACTTGTGAACCCGAATCCCGGCCAGGTCGCCCACCTTGAGCTCGCCAATCTCCGGCGCCTCGCACACCACCTCCACCTCGTCTTCGATGGCCAGTCGCAAAGGCTTGTGCGCTTTCTTGACGTACTGGGCAAAGGGCCGTTTGAAGTTGGTCTGCATGCGTCGATATTAGTGAAATTGTGATTCCATGTCAAATCATAATGAGATCAACACGAGTTCGTCCGTCCACTGGGCCGCCCACTACATCGGTCGGCCATGGCACGCCGGTGCGCGTGGCCCGGATGCGTTTGACTGCTGGGGCCTGTTCCTCGCCATCCAGCGCGACCACTTCGACCGCGACTTGCCGGAAATCCCGGTGGATGCCAACGACCTGCGCAGCGTCATGACCACCTTTCGCGACCACGCGGAGCGAGAACGCTGGGCGAGCGTGGCGCAACCCGCGGAGGGCGATGCCGTGCTGCTGCGCCAATCCCGCCACCCGGTACATGTCGGCGTGTGGCTCTCCGTCGATGGTGGTGGCGTGCTGCACGCGGTCAAGGACGCCGGCGTCGTCTTCCAGAAGCTGCCCGAACTCCTGCTTCACGGCTGGCGGGTGGAGGGTTTCTATCGATTTGTGGAGCCCTCGTGAGCGAAGTCAATCAGAGCGCGGTGATTCTGCTGCGCAACCCTTTCCAGCCCAGCCAGCGCGAGGTGATGGTCGCCGACCCGAGGCAAACCATTCGCCAGTGGCTCGGCACCCAGGGCATTGCCGAGTTTGATCAGCCGACTGTCTGCATCAAGAACGGCATGCCGGTGCTGCGTGCCGATTGGGCGGTCACGCCCATCGATGGCGTCGTGCTCTTTATCGCCCTGCCGCAGGGCGGGGGAGGTGGTGGCGGTGGCAAGAACCCGCTCCGCACGGTCCTGATGATCGCCGTGATGGTGGTTGCTACCGTCTATGGCGGCCCCTTGGGCGCGAGCCTGGGGTTCTCAGGCAACCTGGCCACGGCCGTGGGTTCAGCCATCATCATGACGGCGGGTTCCGCCTTGGTCAGTGCACTGGTGCCACTGCCCACGCCCAACATGCCGTCCTTTGCTGCCGGTGGGGGTAACCTGGCGCAGCCGTCTCCCACCTACAGCCTGCAAGGCCAGGGCAACTACGCGCGGCTCGCGCAGCCTATCCCGGTCATCTACGGACGCCATCTGGTCTATCCGGATCTGGCTGCTACGCCTTATGGCGAATACCAGGGTAACGAGCAGTTCCTGCACCAGTTGCACTGCATCGGCCTGGGCGAGTACGACATCGAGCAGCTGCGCATCGAAGACACGCCCATCGCCTCGTTTGAGGAAGTCACCTACCAGATCGTCCCTCCCGGCAGTCCAGTGACCTTGTTCAACCCGGACGTGGTGACTGCGCCTGAGGTGGCCGGGCAGGAGCTCCTGTCTGGCGCCTGGACCGGTGGCTTTGCCATCAACCCGGCTGATAGCGCCGTCACGCAGATTGGCATCGATATCCTGTTGCCGCGCGGGCTGTATTTCGCCAACGATGCCGGTGGACTGGACAGCCGCAGTGCCAGCTGGCGGGTTGAAGGTCGGGCGATTGATGCCGAAGGTAATCCCCTGGGAGATTGGGTAACGCTGGGCAGTGAAAGCCTGACGGCTGCGACCACCACGCCGCAGCGGCGCACCTACCTTTACCCTGTGACTGCAGGGCGATACGAAGTGCGTGTCACGCGGCTCGATGGCAAAGACACCAACTCACGTGCCGGTCACGAGGTGCGCTGGGGCGAGGCCAGGGGCTATCTGGCCGGTGGCATCACTTTCCCTGACAACGTCACGCTGCTGGCGATTCGCATGCGCGCCACCGACAACCTGTCGCAGCGCTCCAGCCGCCTGATCAACTGCATCGTCACGCGCAAGCTGCCGGTCTGGTCGTCCGAAGCGGGATGGTCTGCGCCAGTACCCACGCGGTCGATCGCCTGGGCCTTTGCCGACATCCTGCGCGCCAGCTACGGTGCCAAGCTGCCAGATGCCCGGATCGATCTGGCCGCCTTGGCGCAACTCGATCAGGTCTGGACCAGCCGGGGCGATCGGTTCGATGGCGTGTTTGACCAACAAGTCACTGTATGGGAAGCGCTGACCCGGGTGGCCCGCTGCGGCCGGGCGGTGCCTTTCCTGCAAGGCGGCATCGTGCGCCTGGTGCGCGATGAAGCCCGGTTGCTTCCGGTCGCGCTCTTCAGCCCGCGCAACATCGTCAAGAACAGCCTCAAGATCCAGTATGTGATGCCGGGCGAGGAAACGGCGGACGCGGTGACGGTGGAATTCTTCAGCAGCCGCACCTGGAAGCCGGATGAAGTCACGGTGAGCCTGCCGGGCTCCAGCAGCGCCAACCCAGCCAAGCTGCGCCTCTTTGGTTGCACCACCGAAGCCCATGCGGTGCGTGAAGGGTTGTACCTGGCGGCGGCCAACCGTTACCGCCGCCGCATCATCACCTTGCGCACCGAGCTCGAAGGGCTGATTCCGACCTACGGCGACCTGATCGCCATCGCCCACGACATGCCCAGCTGGGGCATCGGCGGGGAGATCGTCGCCTGGGATGCGACCAGCCAAACCGCTGCGCTGTCTGAGCCAGTCGCCTTTGTCGATGGACAAGCCCATGTGATGGCCCTGCGTCGTCGCGATGGCGGGGTCAGCGGACCGCATGCCGTGACGTCGGGTAGCGATGTGCAGCAGGTGGTGTTTGCCAACTTGCTGGACATCCCAATGGAGACCGGCCTGTCGGCCGAGCGTACCCATTTCGCCTTTGGTGTTGCTGAGCAATGGAGCCTGTTGGCCCGAGTCATTGCCGTGCGCCCGCGTGGCGAGCAGGTGGAAATCACCTGTGTGGCCGAGCACCCTGCCGTGCACACAGCCGACCAGATTTGAAAGGAAAGAAGATGAACGAACCCCATCTTATGGATGGCATGGTGGTCATGCCCCATGACGAATTCGAAACCCTGCTGGAGCGCGCGGCCGAGCGGGGCGCGCGCCACGCCTTGTCCGATGTCGGGCTGGATGGACCCGATGCCGCCCGAGACATCCGTGAGTTGCGCAGCCTGCTCGACGCCTTCAACGAGGCGAAAAAAACCGCCGGCCTCACGCTGGTCAAGATGCTGGTCACCGGCCTGGTACTGGCCCTCTTGGCCGGCACCATCGTCAAAATCAAACTGTTCGGAGGTCCGCAGTGAGCCCGATCTTCACATCCCTGGCCCCCGGTCTCTTCGAAGCCGGTGCCAAACTGATCGATCGCCTGATTCCCGACCCGGCGCAGCGCGAGCAAGCCAAGCTCGCCTTGTTCCAGGCCGAAGGTCAGCAGGCCTTACAGGAAATGCAGGTCAGCCTCTCGGCCATTCTGGCCGAAGCCAATTCGGCCGACCCCTGGACCAGCCGGGCCCGCCCCACCTTCCTGTACGTGATCTACGGCGTGATCCTGCTGTCCGTGATCGGCAGCATCATCGGCATCTGGTGGCCCGCTGAGGTGTTCCAGGCGGCAGAAAACCTGTCCAAGCTGCTCAATGCCGTTCCAGAAAGCCTCTGGTGGCTCTTCGGTGCCGGCTACCTCGGCTATACCGGCGCACGCAGTTTCGATAAGTGGCGTGGCGTGTCGCGATAA